GTAGGCATCAGATCATCCCCTTGTCCTTCATGAGCCATTCCTCCCCATGGAGGGTGTAGGTGGAATCTCCATGCTTGTATAGTTCTCCCTGGCTTTTGGGGAACCATTCCTTTACTCCGTTGGGGAGTTCGAGAAGCCAAGCCTTTTCGGTCTCCCGAATCAGGTTGACATCTGCTGAAGGCCGGTCATCCGGTCTGTTGCCCTTCTGTGGTCCCATTGGTGCCTCCTTGGGATTTGACGAGGGATAGGTTGTAAGCTTTTTGGTCCTGCTCGATCCCGAGGGCTTTCATGTTTAGTTCTTTTGCTGCAACCAGCGTAGAACCAGAGCCACAGCAAGGGTCGAGGACGAAATCACCAGGTAAGGTAGAAGCAGCAAGAAGTTCCTTAATGAGAGCCACGGGCTTTTCAGGTCCATACTCCCGTTCATCGCGTGCAACTCGGTTATGGCGAAGTACATCCACTGGGGAATGAATGAGACCTTTTTGGCCCTTACGGGCAAAGAAAATCCATTCGGTGGTACGGCGAAAACCTTCCCGCCCCCAAGGTGCCATGCCTTCAGAATCACTCTTGACCCAGGTAATTGGAGTTCTAAAAGGGTCCCATCCCGCTCGGGCGGAAGATTCTTTGAGCCATCCGAATAAATCAATGTCACAGAAGATAAAAAGATTAGCTCGGGGTTTGCAGATTCGGAAACCTTCGTTGAGAATACAGGCGAGGATCCCTCGGGCGGTGTCAGGGTCGTCGGAGTAGTTGTGGTGGACGACGGTGCGTTGGCGGAATCCTCCTGTATCGACCCCGATCCCGTATGGAGGGTCCGCAAGAATTGTGTCAAACGTGCTCGGCTCAAGTTTCGGAAGAATTTCCAATAGTGAACCATGGCGGACCTCGATTGTAATGACCTTGCGCTGGCCTCTGCGTATTAGCTCGGCCTCAAAAGCGCGCTGCTCGTTAGTTACAATGATATTGAAGGCTTCGGTGGCATTCCGGGCTTTGGCTATTTCGGGATTAGACAGGTGTTCGTTGATGATCGTGGCGCGACGAATGGCCTGTTGTAAAGTGCTTTCAGCGGTTCCTCCCCCAGGCCCGGTAAGCTCCGATCCTCGCTCCGCAGCGATTGCACGGACGGTATCGGCAATAGATTGATTAGGTGATAGAGCTTTACGCATATTGTGAATATAAGCAAGAGCAGCAACGCGGTCCTGCCAAGGAAGCTCAAGGCGGACCACGTTTTCTGCAAGCTCGATCTCAGCACGTTGGATATCATTGAGGGCCTCGCTCAATAGTACCACGGGCAGAGTGCCGGGAGAGAATTGCTCTTTATTATAAGTGAAAGTTATCCCGGCCTCTGCAATAGCATCCAGGGCCCGCAGCCGGCGTTCGCCGGCCACGAGGATGAACTTGCCGTCCGGGGTGGCTTGCACCACCGGGGCGTGGAGGAGCGAGTTTTCAATTATTGAGTCTCGAAGTTCGTCGAGGCTTGCCTTGGGTATTTCCCGCCTCTGCCTCGGAGGGATGGTCAGCGTCTGCCTGGCGATTTTCTGCATCGGCGGGGCCTCGAGTTGAGATTGGAATGATGGCGGCTACCCATTCCCGCGGGTAGATTCCGATGATGGTGCCCTCTTCGTCCGTGACAATATAATCGTTATCGAAGCCGGCACGGTTGACCTCAATATCCCGGCCGTTGGGGTGTACGCTTCGGGCGAGCTGGGCCTCGGTTTGGCCGGGTAGGAGTGGGGTGAGGGTGCGGAAAAAGATAACTAAGCCTTCGCGGAATGCTTCCATGAGATCCTCCAAAAGGAGCCCCCCGGCAAGGGGTGCTGGAAGGCGAAAAGCCGGGGGGCCTCAAGGGACTGCGCCCTTAAGCGGTGATGGGGCTGATTCGGGAGATTTCCCCGTACTTCTGCTCCGGATCGTTTTTGTCGCTGCGCTGGGTAACTTTGATCATAACAGGGCCTTTGCCCTTTAGCATGTTCGGGGACCAGGGACCGGGGTCATTTTGGCCCACCGCGCGGCGCAGCCGACCGAGGCCGACGTTCTTCCCTTCGCTCATGTCCAGCGCGCCGTCCTTGATGTCCAGCCAGATATTCATCGGCACCAGTACCTTGTCCCGCTTGAGGACCTGGTTCGGCATCTGATCCCCCATAACCGCGAACTGAACGACCAGTTGCGGGGAAAGCTCGTTCCCGTTGCGATCGAGGCCGCCTTCTCGGGTGGTGATGGCTTTTTCGCCATCGTCGATAAAGGCTTTGAATTCTCCTTCCGGGCAGGGGACCGTCCGGGTGGAGTTGGCTTCGGTTATGGTTTGGTTTAGGAAGGCGTTTGCATCGAATGACATGTGCTTGGTTCCTTGGTTGCTGGTTGGTTCGAGACTGCGGAATTATCTACCCAGCCGCAGCGCTAGGACCTGTAAGAGATGCTTTAACTCGGCGGCGGTAGGCCTCGACAAGGGGAGCGAAATCTTGGGGGAAACCGTTAGAGCTAGGGAAGGCGCGGTTTTTGAGATCGGCCTCCGAGTCAAGTGTCGCCCATAGGAACTTACCCGTGGCGTCTTTGCGGGCCCGTACCACCTCGGAGAAGAAGCGGGGGATCTTGGGCGCGAGCTTGCGCCCGAGGGTGCTGACCGTGACCTTGGCCATCCCGGTGATTTCATCAGGTTCTTTCTCGATATGGCTGGTGAGCACAAAGAAGCATTGGCAGTCCGAGCTTAGTTTGAGGAGGAGCATCTCGACGGCGGACATGGCAATTCCCCACTCGCCCTGGTGGGGAGAAGGCTTGAAGCCCACGGTGTGCTGCAAAGCAATAAGACTAACACCACTAAGGCTGTCGAAAGCCAGAGCCCGAGCGGCACCCCAAGAAGTAACGTCGCCAAAATCCTTGCCGGTCCGTTGGTCATGAAAGTTTTCCAGGTTTGCCAGGAGTTTGGGGTATTGTTTTTGGTGTTCCTTCCCCACTCCGCTCTTCAGCTCGCTGAGGTCCTTGTAACTCATGGCATTGATACGGACCGCCATGTCCTTTAGCGCTCCCCAGCCAGCGGAAGCCGGCGGCACGGTCGTATAGTGCAATAGATTTATGTCCGCACCCGTCCGTTCCCACGAGTCGTACAGAGAGTCCACCCCGGTCGGTTCGGTTACCAGAACAAAAACCTCCACCCCACAGCGCGCTAACGTGGCTAGAGAGCTGGTCTTTCCGCTCCCCGCAGGGCCCATGATCAGGGTCGCTGGGGGCTGGATTGTTGCGTTCGTCATTTTGAACTAGTCCTCTGGTTGGTCGGGGAATGTGGGGCCATCGGCACTCGAGGCAGACGGGGATCCCGTCCCATTCGAAGGAATGGATTTCCCATCCGCAGGAGGTGCAGGTGAATACATGGCCAAGCCCGGAATTCTCTGGCTGTAATACATGCATCTGAACCTCGAATCTTGCAAGCAAGACCAAAATGGGTGTGAGCATTGGGCTAGGAGTGGTTCTGGTCCGTTTCCGTGCCATCCCCAGAAAGAGCAGGTTGCGCAGCACTGGGGTTGGTGAGCAGTGGGTTCCATCGATTTACCTCATAGCTGCCGTACCAATTGCTCGGCGAAGCCGAGGAGCAGAGGGGAATGAAAGAGCAGTGCGAATATCCGGTGCAGGTATCGCCGAGGTTGTAGTCGAAATAGGAGTCCTCCCAGCACCTGCAAAGCCGGTGCAGGTCCCGGCGAAGCTGCTCGTACCACAAATTGATGAGGTGCTGGGCATAGATTTTGATCGCCTCGACCTGGCGGATCATGGTCTTGGTTATGATGACTCCTCGAACCACAGTAGTGTTGCAAGGAATTCCGAAATGCTGGAGGGCCCAACAATAGCCCAAAAATTGGCTCCGCAGATCCCATTTTTCTGCCCAATTAGATTCCAAACGTTGAGCAGTCTTCTCATCTCGGACGACGGGCCGGCCATCGCGTTTGCCGAGAAGATCGAATCGACCAGCGTAGATAAAGGGATCACCGCTGATCGGATGTCTGGGGAAGCCTGGAAGGTCAAGTGGGATGGCAAAAGAATATTCAAATGTCGCCGAATTTCCGGCGAAATACGGTTGAACACGATCAGATCCAGGAGGATAGACTCGCACATAGTCCTCGACCGCTGCCCACATGTTTTCAGGAGTCTTTGGATGGCCTTCTTTTCTGATAACAAAGTCTCCCCATTCTCCCATGAAGGTAGCGTGGGCCCGTGCCAGGGCCGCAGGAGTATCAAGACCATTGAGGTATACCTCCTTGCAGAAGCGCTCAAGTGTTTTACTGAACACCGCGCCCGCATGGAGATCGATGGAGGGCTCGGCTGGCCGTAGACCGAGCACATATTCGTTGAAATATTTTTGCGGGCAAGCCCGGAAGCAGTTCATCATCGTTGAGTCGATAATTGCGGGCAGAATCGGCTCGGGTGGTTGCATGGGGTGGTTCTCCTTGGTTTAATTCGCAGGGTGGAAGGGGCCCTCTGGTTTATCCCTTCGTTGCTCCTCGGCGAAGCCCGGGCCGCCCATCCTCTCGGGGAGGGCCACCTTAGGCTCCATCAGATCGCGTCCAGAGAAGGCACAGCATTCGCTCCTTTCCGGGAGACCGATGGTTTGGTGGTGGAAGTGCGACGCTTCAGCACTCGGGCGATTGCTACCAGCTCCTGGAGTGTGAGGTCGCTCAAATCTTTGTATTCCCCACTCGGGCTCATACCGATCAGCTCGGTGCGCCGCTCGAATAGCTGGGTCGGGGTAAAGGAGTCTAGATGAGCGAAGTCATCCATAACATTGCTCATTGCTGGTCACCTTTGTAGTCGGTAGGGGGGTTCTCGAGGCGGTTGACGTGCTCGGCGAGAAGGTCGCTAAGGACCTTGCTGATCGCTCCGTATTGCAACTTGTTGAGGACGGGGTCCCAATAGAAACGGGAGAAGCGGGCAAACAGGGTCGCGGGCAACGACACCTTCTGTTGCACATAAGCCTCAGATGTACGCTTCCTGCTCATCGGGACCCCGAAAACTTAAAACTTAGTGGCTAGATGGTGGCGCCCTTGACCGCCCACATGGCAGCATCTTCATATTGGGTCATGGCGAGTGCAAATAGGCGACGCATCTCGGGGTTGTCGTCCTTGTCCATTTCGGAATGGCAGAGGTCGATCAGGTCCGCGGTGTAGCGCTTGATCTTGTCAACGAGCGGGTTGCCGGAGGGATTGAAGCTCTCCCGGACACGTTGACTTCCAACACTTGCGCTTGTATTTGTACTCTTCGGCATTGGCATTGAGTAACTCCTGGTTGGCGTTAATGGGCCTATTATGGGCCCCATAATGGCCCCATGTCAACCCCCCTTGGCGTACTTCCGTTATTTTTTTGGGACTGTGGTGGCATCGCGAAGAGTCGCGAGGAAATCATCAGCCGGATCGGAGGATACGGTTACTTCTACCTTTTCCGGAATTGGAGCAGTGAGCGATACCCCGGCATCTTTGATGGCGGAGCGGAACTCGGAATCTCGGGGTCCAAGTATTAGAGTGCAAGGGTCTAGGATGTCTTTATGTATTCCGCAGCGGTAGAGCTGCTCCCAATCTGCGTGGTCTTCCCGCTTCAACGCCGCGCGAAGTGCGTTCAGCCTGTGCATGAAACGGGTGCAGAGCTTCGCATTGCTGAACTTGATGCGAAGCTCCTTATTTGCGCCCTCGCGGAGGGTCGCTTGCAGCTCAGCTCCGAAGGAGCTGGCTGGAAACCGTGCCGATCTGGTCATCATAGCTATATGTCCCTTAGTTGTGCCTCAGCTAGAGTGCGAACAACAATTTCGATCTCAACGATCTCCATGTCGGATTCGCGGCGATCTGGACGGCGGTGGCATCTTAGGGTGGTGTCTCCGAAATCGGAGTCCGGTTCCTCGAATAGCTCACCTGCGAGCCAGTGGTTTAGAGCTTGGCGGGCAGCTCCGATCTTAACAAATAGGCGCGGGGGATCGGTGCGGGAGGGCGCGGTGCGGGTAAATCCCCACCCTCGCACGTTCGGCAACAGGCCCCCCGAGGGCCTGTGCCGAATGCCGAGGAAGTATTTCCTAGTCGCCATTGGGTTCTCTCCGTTTGCGGGAGTTGGGTGGCACCGCCACGGTGTACTTGTACAGGTACAGCCTGGCCTCGCGAAGCGTGTCGAAGCACTTGACCTGCTTGTGGTGGCGCCAGGTGTGCTCGAGGGAGAGTCCGACCGCGCAGACCGGGATGCCGGCGCCAAGCGCGACTCCACACTCCACCAGCGCGCCACGGAGCTTATCGGTTAGCTCTTTGTAAAGCAGAACAAAGTCCGAGTTGAGCACCTCGTTAACGTTGCCCATCCATGCTTCGCAGTATTCCTGTTCGGAAACTGGTTCGCCTGCTAGTTCGTTTGCCACGTTGGAGGCTTGAGGCCAGGTCGCGGTCCATTCAGCAAAGTCCCAATCTGGGTCCTTGCGGAGCACCTGCCAGAGCTGATAGTGGCGGAGCTTGGATGCGGTGTAGATCTT